TTTTTAATTGATGTTGCTTCATCCAATGTTTTACCCTTGACCCAGTCTGTGACAAGACTTGAGCTAGCAATTGCTGACCCGCACCCATATGTTTTAAATTTGGCATCTGTTATAATTCCTGTTTCTTTATTCACTTTTATTTGGAGTTTCATTACATCTCCAACAACCACACGCCGGGGCTCCTACCATACCAGTCCCAACGTGCGTGTCCTCCTTATCAAAAGTTCCCACATTTCGTGGGTTTTCGTAGTGGTCAACTACTTTATCTGAATATGCCATTATAGTTCTCCAATATACTATTAACTATTTCCTCAGATTGAAACGTGTCCCATTTCTTTCTGTTTTCTTCACCTGTTATAAATCTTAAATTACATAGATGTCCTATAATCATAGGATCAATTTTAAGTTCATATCCCTGTTTAAAAGGTATGATATGATCCAATTGAATATCTGTTTTCCTTTTGCCAGTAACTGGCATTAGATTTTGCTCTCTAAGTCTATATAGAGTCCGGCGTGTTGCTTTATTACATTCTCTCTTGTATTTAACTAACTCATCATTTATTTGTTTTTTAGGTCGTTGAACGTTTAATTTTCCTTCCCAATTTGGATTTGATGAACCAGTCCATTTTTCTTTTTGTCTTGGATTATCTTTCCCCTTGTTCCATCCATGACCCTTTTTAAGACCTTCTGTGTTTAATTTAGACTTTTGGTCAGGTGTCATTTTTATACCCTTGTTCCAAGGTATATTGCCTACTCGATTTATCGGGTTTTTGCAAGGAGTTGAACAAAACTCTAAAAATCTAGGTTTAGTTATAAACCCAATTCCACAATGCGAGCAACATATTAATAAGCCATATTTATTTTTCATATAACTATTTATCTAGGTGCGCCCGTTTGTGAGGATTATCAATCCTTTTTGAACATAGTCAAAATCTTTGTTTGAATGTTCTTTGCAAACTGAGGTTGAGGGAAATTCCAACCAATAAAAGCACCTAGTGCTAACCAAAATAATGTTTCTAACATGATATATACTCCTTGTATGTATTGTATTTAGTATGCTTCAGCTTCTTCGTCTACTACTATCCAACCTAACTTTAACAAATCTTCTCGTATTTCATCAGTTACACAACTTTCTGGTACAAACTTTTTACTTTGTATATATGCTTCTTGCAGTTCCTTAGTAAGGGCACGAAATTCATCATCATCTAGTATCTTGGCATCCCTGATACCACTGCAGTACCAGTCAATGTAATCACCCTTGCCTTGCATATCAGCAATAATACCGCCGGCGTGTCTCCAACTACAACTCCAACGTTTCTCAGTTAGTATGGGCCACACATCATTTTTAATAAAATCATTGTTACACATTGAGGCATACAAATGTTGTGCATAAACATCGTCTAATTTAGCTTTGTCTACGATCCATTGAGTACTACGAAGGTCATACTCCATGTTGTCTTTTTGCCAGTCGGGATCTACGATATTAGCTTCATCTTGTTCTTGCCAAGTTTTATACATTTGAATATAGTCGGGATTAGGCTCTTCACCTTTTTCTTCACAACGTTTAATATAACCTTCTTTTTGAAAAGTATTTCTATCTGGACTACTACTTATCATCTTCTACCTCTATCCAAGTGTGGTCACCTAACCATTTAACTTTGCAAATATATTCATAGTCAATCGGCTTACCAGCAGACCAATCATTAGGTCCATGAATACTTAATCTTGTAAACTGTTTACGTATATCAAAGAGTAACCAATATATGTTACCATTTGATAATTGAAAATCATATTTAGCGGCGTGAACCATATCAGTCAAATCAAGTCTATGTTTAATCTGTTCAGCTTGCTTTTGTAATACTTCAACCAGTTCCATGATTCTATCATACTCTTGTTTGGCATGTAAACGTGCTACATTAAGCATAATGTCTTTATGTTTTTCTACTGGTACTAAATCAAATTTAGGTCCTGAACTTTCAGTAGCATATGGTGTTACGTTGCGATTAAAGAAATGTATCAACGATCCGGAACTAGTAGAATCATAACTACTGACACCGTTAGCTGAATTTGGTTTTTCAATCATTGTATATTATATCTTATTTTCATTAGAAGCTACAGTCTTTTGGGAATTTTTTGTCTTCTTATTTTTACTGTAAAAGATATGATTACCGATCTTAGCTACTTGCTTATATGGCCATAATGGATCCACTTGCAAGTTATGAAAAAACAATGCTGTTTTTGGCAGTACATCTATATAAGCATCATATGCTAATACTTCATATGCAACACGTTCAGCTTGTTTATATGTTGGGTTGTTTTGATTAGGTTCCCCTTTACCTTCACAAACCCAACTAAACTGACATAGTTTTACTTTTTGTATTTCATCGTCAACTAACCTATCTATCATATTTGATTGATATATAACTGCACAAGGGTTCTTTTCAAAACCGTATGCTATTCTATTCATCACTACCCGTGCTACTGCCGCTTGCCCAATCAACGGTTCACCACCTGCTTCATAGAATATATTTTTAGCTAAACATTTTAATTGTTTTGGATCTACTAATTTAGCAACAACTTCAACAACTTTTTCTTCTTGTTTTTCCTTAGCCAAATTTATATTAGTTGATCCTGCAGTTAATAGACCCATACACAATACTATTATAGTTAGTATTTTTTGAGGGAGGTTGAATTTCCATAAAAACATAATGTTTCCTTTCTGCTTATTACTAAGCAATATGGTATTAAATGTTATCCCAACAATCGCAATTACAACGAATTACTTCATCAATTGCTTCTTGTACAGGATAAGTTGCGGGTAATAATATATCAGAAGTATATATTACTGAAAGTTCAGGACTTATTAAGTTCTGATAACGTGAACCAGCAAAGCTGCCTGGTTCATTTGCTTGACCGGTATCTATTGCAACACCGTCACTATAATAAAGTTCAGTAGTTGGGTCATAATAACCATATGGATCAGGAGATCCAATGTCAGTTATTAATGTTGCCGGTGCACTACCTGCCAATGTACCGTTTGCAATTAACTCTGATTGTTGATTTTTAGTTAATGTATTATCTATGTTGTTATCTAATGGAATACCAGCTTCTTGTAATCTAGCTTGATTACGTGCTTGACGTAACATTGCTACTATACTTCTTCCGCCGACCGTATTATAATTTGCAATAGCTTCTAATGTTTGTGAATACATATTAGGTTGAGTAAACATTGCATAATTAGGTATAGTATCAACAAATGCATATTGAGTGCCAGGATAGCTAGCTATCGTAGGTTCTCTCTCATAATCAGGAGAACTATTAGGTACACCAATTGCTAATCCTGTTGCAATTGCACGTTGTTCTATTGATAATAATGTTCCAGTGGTATTCCAATTAGTTATTAATTGTTGCGCAAGTGCAGGTTGTGCATTTCTGATACTTGCTATCTCTGCATTAGCGGCATCAATATAAGTCTGTACCGTAGTATTCATAGTAGGCCAACCACCACCGGGAGGTGCATTAATCACCACAGTGCCGGCTACGCCTGAATAACTTATAGATATAATTCTTCCAAAAGTAGTTATATTATTAGGATCTGTACCTATTGTTGCTGTTGCTGGATTGCCACCTACTGTAACTGTTGGTGCAGATGCATATCCACCACCTTTGTTTGTATAAGTAAATGTTGTACCATTCCAAGTAGCAGTTGCTTGTTCCCAAGTTACTGCTAGATATAAATTTTTATAAATCGTATATAGATTAGTTGTTTCTAATTGCTGAATGAGAGGTGTAATGTTTATACCAAGATAGGGTAATCCACTCATACATCCTAAGAAGTTACTCATCGTATATGTATTATACGGTCCATTGCCTAACGCAATTAACGCTAATCCCTGACTTGCTAACGTTGTATCAGTAGGAACACTAGAGCCATTGACATTTAATCCCTTAGTTGTTTCTAAACTATTAACTACTTGTGCAAACTTTTCAATTGGTATACTTGATATGTTTTTAATCTGTTGCATTGATACACTAAACGAACCGGCAGCTGTAGCAATATCAGGAGGTAATATGCCATCTAAATATGCACCAAATCCTTGTGGGATAACTTGAATGTTTGTTATGTTTGATTGTGTTGTTCCTGAATCAGGTAATACGTTGGTAGTGGATGTGCCGGTAGTTGCATATGCGCTACTACTAGGTGCACTTATATCATCTCTTAAATTTTGATTAAAAATGCCTGCCATTACACTATTCCTTGCGCTGTAGGAGAAGTTAAATTACTATTCAGGCCACCATTACTATATATAGGATAATATATCTTACTATTAGCAGGTCCACCTACTGTATTATACACTGGAACTGTTAATGTTGCATAGCTATTTGGGAATAATTTTATGGGATTGAGTAAATCACACAATGATTCTAACCCTATAGTCTTACAATTTAATGATACTAATATATCTTTTAAATCTTGTCCCAAAATAATACCAAATGCTCCGTATATTTTACGTTCTTGTTCTTTGGTAACTGGTTGTATGTTACCTAATATTTCTCCCAATTCAGCTACTGTTATGCCACTTGCAATTAATGCAAGACTTACTGATTTAGTGACTGCATTATTTTGTTGTAACGTTGATAATAAATTACTAGGTAAACCAAATGTTGATATAGATTGTAAATTTATAGCTTTGCCACTAGCAATTAAATCTTGACCAAATACAGTTGTTGCTATACTTACACCGGCAATATCACCGGTAATTAAGTCATCCATATTACTATAAGTACCATCTAAAAATTCTTGTGAATTATTTACTGCTAGTATAGTACTATTACTGTATTCAATAAAACTATATGCTGTCATAAACCCAGATAGAAAATCTTTATAGGCTCCACTATCGGCTGATATTCCGCTGTTGTAATTAAACTCGTTATAACCTTGCAATGCAAATAATCTAGTATAACCCCATCGTGTTACTTCATTAGTGTAATTGTAGTTACTTGCCCAATTAGGATAACCAGTCCAATTAAACGTTGACGGAGGACTATTACCTAATGCAGGAATACTATTAGATCCGATAGATATTAAATTATTGTATGTTGTGCTATCAACTGTATATGACGTAGTGGTAGTTGCTGTGCCTGTACCAGATCCTATACCGGATGCAGTAAATGTCACTCCCACTGTATTACTAGATGCACCAATAGCTACAAAGTTAGTAGTACCTATATATGTAATAGTATAACTGGATCCCACAGTAAAGTTTCCTGCAACAACAGTAACATTTGGTGCGCCTCTACTATAAGCATCATTAATAGCATATGTAAGTAATCGTAAACAGGTATCGTTAACAATATTACCCAAGTTGGCAGCAGATGATGTACTAGTACTAGATCCAACAAAGTTTACCATTATGGGATTAATATTAAACCCAATATTTTGCAATAATGAGCTTAATGTATTAACACCTAATGGACTTTGTTTAGCTGAATCACTCATGGACAAAATACATCAGGACTACCCTGTACGATACTATGACCGCAACTGTTTCCTGATCCTACTCTAAGTACCGGACTACCTTCGGCAAAAACTGTAGGACTACCTTCTGTAGTAGTTGCTGCCGCGTGTGGTGGATGGGGGTTGTTTCTTTTTTGTGGCCAAGGAGCGTGTGGAGTGATTTGACTAACGTGTAATCCAACAGAAATTCCATTGGCAAACACAGTGCCGGCACCTCTAATGATAGTACCGCCAACTTGATTTGCATCACCTATACGACTTAATTGTGCCATTTTATCCCAATACGATTTTTTTACTAGGTACTTTAATACCAGTTGTTGCTTCTAAGTACTTGTCTTTGATGTTATCATCAGTTTCAGCATACATTGCAACACTAGTAGTATTTAGCTTAAATTCACCCTTTGGATTTGCAGTAAAAATACTTGGAATCATTTGCATACCCTGTTGTGATGGGGCAATAGATACTGGTTCTTCAATCTGAATAAACTCTGAACCTGATTGAATTACCTTTGCAATTAATTCCTCCCCGGAATTAAGCTTAAATGTGTACACTGTATTTGGATGGATTGCTATTTGCATTAATTACTTTCTGTTAATTTTTGTTTTAGTTCGGTGAAACCACCGATCAGTACACCATCTAAGATGATTTGAGGTACTGTTCTTGCTGATGGAATTTCTTCTAATAGTTCTTCTTTTGTATACCCGTCTCCGATTTTCTTTTCTTCAAATTGGATACCTTTTTGATTTAACAATGCCTTTGCTTGGTCGCAGTAAGGGCAGTGATATTTACTCCATACGATTGCTTTCATTTTTTATTCTCCTTATATATTTGGCAAGTCATCATAGTTTAATGATTCACTCATTACACCTATAACGTAATTTGTTGATTCGGTTTCCTGCAATGCAGATTGTTTTTTACTTGTGTCACTATGTTTATTGAACCAAGGAATAGGTGTACTCTTTGGCGCAGGATTATTATATCGTATACCGATTTCTTTCAATGCTCCTACAGCAGTATAATCTACAAAGTCTTTTAACACAGTTGCATTCAATCCAATAACTGGTCCCAGTTTAAACAAATAGTCAGCCCAATCTTTTTCTTCTTTAATTACATCTAGGTAAAGTTGATATACTTCAGCTTCACATTCTGATTTTACTTGTGCAAATCTGCTATCTTCTTTTACTACTTGATTAATAAGGTAAGCAGTCCAGCCTTTATGTAACAATTCATCTTGGAGAATTAAACTGATAATGTTACCATTACCAATAAAGATTTTGTTCTCAACCATTGCTAGACTTGTAGCAAATGATACCATAAAGCGGAATGCTTCTAATGCGTAACTAGCGTGTAATGCCATATAGATGGCTTTGATGTGTTCTTTTTCATTTACATCTATACCTAACTCTTTACGGCAATTAACTTGATGTAACTCATCATAATAAAGTCCAACACTACTTGCCATATCTACAATTTCTTTTGTGTCGTGGATAGTGTTGAATACATCTTTAGGCACATTGTAGATATTACGAATGATGTGACTATACGAACGACTATGGATGTTAGTCTCAAAGAAGCTCCAGTTATAGATCAATGCTTCTAGTTCGGGTAATGATACAACAGGAGTAAACACTTGACTTGGTGCTCGTCCTTGCAAACTATCTAATGCTGTTTGTCGTAATAGATTACTAGTAAAGATATGCTTTACCGCATCGCTTGCATCTTTGAAATCATTGGCATCCTTGGTTAGAGAAATTTCTTCTGGAATCCAAAAGAAACCACGTGCCGTTGTTTCAAAGTCTGCAATCTTTTTATATTTCACCTCCTCAAACCTTTGAATGGTTACGGGACCTTCCGGGTCCAAAAACATTTTTCTATTCAAATAATCTGTCTTAGTGTTTAGGTTGTATTGTTGTTTTGACATTGTTTTTCCTTAAAGCTTGCAGGACAAGCAATCTTCCTCTTCATCCATATCATTAAAGCCGCTTGGCAAATCTAATACAGTTTCATCTTGACTCTTACTACCTGCTTTGTTAATCAAGCTATAGTAGAATGTTTTTAATCCCCACATATGTGCCTGCATCAAGTTCTTAGCAATCAATGTTGTTGGGACTTTACGTTCAGGGAAATGTGCTGGATTGTAGAAAGTATTAGTTGATATACTTTGATCCACATAGGCTGCAATCACAGCCGCTGTCTTTAAGTAACCATCACAATCTTTTTGATCCCACATCAATTGATATTTGTTTTTTAACTTATGATATTCTGGAACAACTTGTACAAAACTTCCTGCTTTACTTTCTTTTACACTAATTAAACTCATTGGCATTTCAATACCATTAGTAGAGTTAATTACTACTGAACTAGATTCTACAGGAGCTACAGCCATTTGTGTAGCATTACGGACACCATGACTACGCATCATAGCACGTAGTCCTTCCCAGTTTAATTCGGGTTCAAAGTTAGCTAATTCGTTAACACCTTTAGCTCTTAGTTCCCAGGGGAAGATACCTTGACCATATCTTGTTTTATCACTATGTTCACATCTACCGCGTTCCTGTGCTAGTTCTACACTTGCTTCAGTTAAGTAGAAGGATAAGTGTTCCATCCACGTCTTGACTTCAGCCAAGGAGTCTTTTTCTCCGTACTTAAGACTTCGCTTGGCGTGCCAGTAGGCAAGATTAGTAATTCCAATTCCAAGAGGTCTGATTTCATCGTTTGATAGTTTAGACTGAATGGATAGAAAGTCTTGATAGTCAAGAATGTTATTGAGGCTACGATGCAATATGCGACAAGCACGGCGCATATCTTCTGGGTTACGGAACGCACCCCAATTGATACTGCCCAATGTGCAAAGAGCGATACGACCATCGCTGTCATCCAAACGTTTAAAGGATTTAGTAGGTAAAAGAATTTCACAGCATAAATTACTCTGGTAAATTGTATGATATTCAGGATCAAATGGACCTTGATTCATAACGTTATCAACGAACACTAAGTAGATACGTCCTGTATCTGTTCGTTCTTTTAATATGCCTGACTTGAATACTTCTTCAGCAGACATTGTTTTCTTTCTTAAGTCTTTACGTTTTTCATATTTTACGTATAGTTCTTCAAATAGTTCTGTGTTTTTGTAAAATGCTTCGTATAAATCAGGAACTTCATTGGGGTCAAAGAATGTTATTTGTTCTTTGTTTTTAAATCGTCTCCAGAAGAATGCACTAAGCACAACCCCATAATCCATATGACGGACTCGGGTTTCTTCTGTTCCTTGATTGTTTTTAAGGACAATAAGATCATCAAACTGATGATGCCAAATAGGATAAAAAACAGTAGCACTTGCATTGCGGATACCTCCTTGTGAGCAACTTCTTAAATCACCGAACCATTTCTTTAAGAACGGAATCATGCCGGTGTGCATAATTTCGCCACCGCGAATGGGTGATCCTAATGGTCGTAGTCTACCAATTTCGAGACCAATGCCAGCACGTTTGCTAGCATATTTTGCCATCATTTCACCAGAAGCAAAAATACTATCCAAGTCATCATCACTGCGAATAAGTACACACGAACTGAATTGTTTAGTAGGGGTGCCGAGACCAGCAAGGACGGGAGTAGCCAGAGTAAATAATCCATCACTTGCGGCATTATAATATTCCTTTATATAGCGCAGCCTTGCGTTGTTAGGTTCTTCTTTATGAAATACTGTTGCGGCTGCGATCATATATCTAACTTGTGGTGTTTCATATGTTTGTTTTGTTGAACGGTTGCGGACAAGATATTTTTCAATCAATTGTTCAATAGCGGCATAACTATATTGTTCATCCTTAGAGTGGTCAAGCAGGTCATCCATTTTGTTCCAATCTTCTTCAGTATACCATTCTAGTAACTCCGGTGTATATAAACCAGTAGCTACATTAGTTGTTACAATATTATAAAGACTGGGAGGTGAATAATCCCCATAAACATCTTTACGTAACATAGACAGACGTTGTTTACCTGCTACATATTGATAATTTGTATGTCCTACATCTGGATTATTTTCTACGTCAATCAAGTCAACTACAGCACGTAGAGTAATTTCGTCAATTTGTCTGGTTGAAATCCCATCATAGAAGTGTAGTTGTGATTTTATTTCTACCATTGACGGGCTAACATCTGCTATCCCTACACATATTTTTGCCACTTGTGCTTGCCATTTTTCTAACATTAATGGCTCTTTTGTCCCATCTCGTTTGGTGACGTGTATTTTCATTTTTTACCCTATATTCTTATTAATTGTTGTTATATCTAACTTGCGTACTATTTTAAAATCTTTTAGATTATTACTTATCACCGTATCTGGCCAGTAATTCAGTATATATTTTGCGTTGTCAACCAAGACTAATGATATGTCATCGCCCTGTACATCCGTTGCTAATACAAATTCTATATCAGAAATATCCATTAACAGTAGAGTATAACACATTCCTAGACCCCTTGCAAGTGTACAGTAGGTGTTTTCTACCAAAAGATCCCAAGGACCGGGCCACTCACTGACTTCATTTGGGTGAAGATGATAGTTAATTAATGGTGCATTTTGCCACCATTTATCTACTTCTACACATTGTTGAGATAAATCAAGATTTTTGATTTTATTGCGTAATTTGTACCAGCTTTGTAATCTATTGTCATAAGACGATTGAAATATATTCATTAGATAACTACTTATCTTTTTTCAATATTAGCTAACGTTTTCCTTGTTTTAGTCATATCAGCACACGTATACTTCTGATAACTAGCTTTCAATATCTCCGGCATAGGAATCTCTACTACTTTTACATTAAATGTGTTTGCTACATCTAAAAAGCTAATAGGTTTCCCACTACCTATATTAAATATACCTGATTCTTTAATATTTAAAAACTGTAAATGCGTATCTATCACTTCTTCTACCGGTACAAAATCTCTTTTATGATCTGCACTATTCTCAAATACACGTATTTCACCTGTTTTTGATTGTTCATAAAACTGAAAGAATGGACTTGCTTGCTTATCTTTGTGTTCTTCGCCTACACCATTAGATGCGTATACATTGAAATATCTAAATCCTTGTACTATACTGCCTGTAGGATGTTTCTCTACATATCTTTCAAACAAATACTTGCTCCAAGCGTATGGATTTCTTGGATCTACAGGTGCTGTTTCACTAAAATCAGTCCCTAATCCATACACGCTTGCACTACTAGAATATTGCATATTAACTCCAAACGTCTTACATTCTTCATATAAGTCTATGCTAAACTCTGTATTCTGTCTAAGTATCTTATCTATATCACGCTCAGTGGTGCTACTGATTCCTCCCATATGAATGACCCATTCGAATTCCATTACGCTAGGTCTAATTCCATCTGACCATTCAAATGTCGTAACATCGTGTTCTTTTAGTGCTTTAAGCATATAACTGCCAATAAAGCCGTTGTGTCCAGTTAATAGTATTTTCATCTAAAATATGTACCTACATTAAAAGCTTTATCATCTATCCACATATCATATGCAGGTTTACCTACCTCAGCCGTAGTATACTTAACACCCCAATCATTCAATTGTTTAAGTGTAAGTTCAAGCCAATTCTTACCTGTATTACTGCCACGTGCTGTCCAATAATGTATCTCGTTGCCTGCGTCATATAACTTATTAAAATGTTCTATACGTGATAGATACGGTTCTGCGTTTGCATAATCTCCATTAGTTGTAGTACAAATAGTACCATCAATATCTACTATAATTTTCATTTCTGACTGTCTCCCGGTAATACTCTATAGTTATCTTCTACACTATCAGGTGTACTAACTTCAATAATAGTACCTTCTTCTAAGCATATAACCTGATGAGGTTGAAGTGGTCTATTGCGCCATACTTCACCCTCTTTTAATGTAACATCGTGTAAGCTAGCATCTTGCGTTTCAATGAATTTAATCATAAATAATCCACTTAATATATACCAACTTTCATCCTTTTCAGCGTGAAAATGCATACTGAATTTTGCACCCTTATTGAATTTCAATAACTTGCCGCAATACTTATCAGTAGTAGCCCATATCAATTCGTGGCCCCAACCTTTTTCTACAAATCCTTCAAGTCGCATTTATTTCCTCCAATGTAGGTGCGTATACACCAACGTGTTGCACTGTAATAGAACTAGCTCTGATGGCAAACTCTATTGCTTGTTCCATATCGTCTGCTACTAAGTAGCCATATGTTAACGCTGATAAGAAGGTGTCCCCCGCTCCACAAACATCAAACACATCTACTTTAGGTACACTAAATGTTTTATTATTATATGATACCCCGCTACTACCACGTGTTAATACCATATTAGAACAATCACTAATTCTACTAGAATATTCTGTTTCGTTAATCTTTACAATGCAACCTTCAAATAGTTTTAAATCACGTTTCTTGGTATCAACAAAGATAGGACCTTCATACTGTTGTCTAATACCCTTAATAAAATCTTCTGTGACAAATCCTTTAGCATAATCAGATATAACTACAGCATCACTACCTTCTAGAAATTTCATTACATAATCTAAATTGCAGGGATTAGACTTTACATCATCATCTATACGCATTAAATGTTGCTTAGACTTTGCATCTATTAAACGTTTCTTTTTAGATGGGTCTCCCAAGAATGAGGTGACATTTAGTCCCAATGCTAATAGATTTTCTTTAACATTACTTCCCATACCTGATTTAGTTTCAGTGTGTTTAGGAACAAAAACAGGTACAGGAGCTTCAGGGCTCATTCTATCTACTGTACCATATTGATATTCATCAATGCAGGTGTCGCCTATTAATATAATTTTCAATTGTCTTTGTGGTTGATTCATCTATTACCCTATCAAAGAATACTAATTCCTCAGCATACTCCGAACCTATTACTTTTTTATTCTTCCAATCACTTCCGACTATCATAATGTTCGGCTTGTATTGTTCAATGATACTCTCTAACTCAAAATCAGTATTGAATACTAATACCTTATCTACTGCTTTTAAATTACTGAGTAATGCTACCCTATTATCTATTTTGTTGAATGGTCTATCACTACCTTTTTTCTCGGTTACACGATTATCAGAATCAATTGCAACCAATAGATATGTGCCTAAACTCTTTGCATAGTTTAATAAGTCTAAATGACCCATATGTAATATATCAAACGTTCCATTAACAAAAACTTTCATACACTATTCTAACATAACCTGTAGTAAATATCAAGCTTTTTGTTCCAAAAATTGATGGGCAGTTTCTAATGATGAACTAATAGCCATATGCATATCAATATACACATACATTCCACAACGTCCAATAAACGTATTTTTTGTATTTTCGATAGCTTTATACTTCTTATATAACTCTCTATATGTATCAATTGGATAATAACGTTCATTATTATTGTCTTTATAATCACAAGGTTCTTCAAATGTTAATGTTGTATTACCCGTATTAATATTATTGGGTAGTTTATTCCATTCAGTCATTCTGGTAAACGAACCATTATCAGTAAAATTAACTACGGTAGTAGGTAACATACTGGGTGAGGGAAACGTTATTGAATGAAATTTAATAGACCTATATGGTAATTCCCCGTATATGAAATCATAATATACATCTATGGGCATAGAATTAAAGATATGATCATAATTATCTTCCATACTCTTATCAAACATCGTATTCAACTTAACGGTAATGTTTGGATGATTTAATATATTAGTGAATAATGTCGTATATCCGTGTGTCGGTAGATATTGATATTCATCTCTAAAATATCTACTGTCGTCATTATCTCTAGTACTAACTCGATTTAATACGTCTTTGCTTAGTGTTTTATAATGTTCTCCCCACATCTTTTTACTGTAGGGTTCAAAAAATGTATTGTTTATATCTTCTTTTTTTACTGTTTCTAATGTGATTGTGTTAACCGGAAACGGTACATATTTGCCACTTTCCAGTAACGCCAACACGTGATGTTCATAGAATGTCCACTCGGTAAATTTACTAACCCAATCAAATACTTTTTTGTTACTAGTATGAAAGATATGCGGTCCATATTTATGAATGCGTAATCCGTGTTCATTGATATAGTCATATGCATTACCACCAATATGGTCTCTATTATCAATAACTATTACGTTGTAATTGTTTTCTGCAAGTTCTCTCGCTACTACACTACCAGCAAAGCCTGCCCCTACTATTAAGATATTTTGTTTTGTTCCCATAATTCTTCCAAATCTTTTACATAAAAAGATATATCTTTAGCTTCCCCTAAATGAATAGCTAAAGTTTTCATAGGCATCATCATCCTAACTTCAGGTTGTTGCCATACTTTACTTATTGTGTTACCTTCCCAATAGCCTTCTATTGTGCCGATATCCAATAAACTATAAAATTCTTCTTTATATTTTTTAAATAAATTTACTGGTATTAAAAATGATTCGTGTGTAAACCAAGTATTTCTATAATATCTATCTGGTCCTGGTATAACCATACAGGGATAAACATATGTTCCGTTGAAGGGATTCTGTGGATGATAGTATAGTTGATTAAAATCTTGAGGAAAAATACATATAGTTAACTCAGGACTAATAGATTCTAAATAGTTTCTTGCATCTATCATTGTAGCAATACTATTTGGATAATGCAAATAGTCATCTTCTACTAGATAAACAAGTTCATCGTCCGGTAACTGACTAATGTAGTCTAATGCAATCTTTAAACTATATCTAGATTTTTGTTTAATATCTTTAAATTCAATTGTTGGATCAACTACTACATCTTGTATTGTAGCATTAGCAAAATGGTTATGTAAGAACTGTTTAGTCTCAATGGAAGAATCATCATCAATTACGTGTAAACTAAAAGGGTTATTATAATTAGTTAATGACGTTACTAGTGAGTTATAACATCTTTTTACACATTCGTCTTTTGGCACAATGCGATTACTTGCCAATGAGGCTTTATCACAGGTCCTTAATACCACATTTAGTTTTTGCATTACTTCAAGCCTAAACTCTTGCAAATATGTGCTAGATGGATTTTGTCCGAGCTCGGTAAGCCCGTAATAAGAATACGTGGTGTCATACTATTTCCTGTAAAATATTTATAATAGAGACAGTATAACCATTTATTTTACATCAAAGCGTCTACTTCTTCATGTGTCGTAGCGGCTTCAATTTGAGCTATTTTTGCTAATAATGTTTCTTTGGCAGCACTAACCAAACTAGTATCAAATTCTTCTGCAGGATTAGCACTCAGTTGTAGTTGTATTTGTTGGTAAACAACCTGCTGAAATAATCCATTAGCTTGTCCGATTAACGAACCTTTGCGTTCATCTATTTCTAAATCACGTTTACCCCAAATAATTTCAACTGGACTTTTACTAAGATCAAATGTGTGTGTGGTCATTATTTCACGATTTTGTATTAGATCAGGGATTATTTCAACTGCTTCATTCCAACCATCTTGACCTGCAGGTGGTGCGGAGTCCCAGCAGTCTGTTACTGAATTATCTATTACCCTTACCCAATATCCTGTTTTAATTGTACTCATTTTAAATGTTCCTTATATTATATTTATATTAACTTTTCTTGTTTTTTTGTATAACTAAAATATCAGTTAGGTGGATTTTTTCCTAAAGTTTCTAATAATTTTGATTTCAATAATATGTCTAATGGTACATTCTGATAGATGTAAGTTAATATGCCGCGTACCTGTGTATATCTTTCATCTTTGTGAGTGTGATTGATAAACACTATCCCGCAAGTAACATAGTTTTCTAAATCTTCTATTTTATAATAATGCGCCAACAAGTACCATAAAGTCCAACAGTTAGTTGGATTGCTTTCAAACTCATCTTTTAACATTTTTATATACAATTCAGGGCGAGATTGTTTTTTAAAATCTTGGTCATGTATTAGATAGATATTTTCATTATATATTTCAACTTCATATCTATCTTTGTGCTTAAACCAAAGATGTTCATAGATAGGTTGTGCCCAAGTATAATCGTGTCTACGATGTATTTTGTTTGTACCTAAAAAGTTAGGAGGACCTACTCTAACATTTTCTGTATATAAATCTAATCTATCACACGATATGTTAGTAACAGTAGGATTAGCTTCCATTGTGTTTTTCATTTCAGCTAACACATTGATACTGAAATATTCATCTAGATCCGGACTTAAACACCAATCTACGTCAGTAGGAATCATATCTAAGTTGTAGTTACGTGCTACATTAAATATCCATGGGGTGAATATCTTTTGCTCAATAATCAGATTAGGATCGACCTTTGCAGCCTCTTGAAACATTTCCCAAGTCCCGTCAGTTGAACCGGTATCAAGTATCACTCTATATGTAAATTTTTTGGTATAGTATAACCACTTCTCTACGTATTGAAGTTCATTTTTACAGATTGTATATGCTGCCGTTTTCATTCTTGTGTCTTAATAAATGATGTCTGTGATCCGTCTGGAATATTCAATATGTTTAACTTATGCCAATTGCATTGTATAAACATCTCCACTGCCATTCGCACACTCATCTGTGCTGATTGTGTGCCATTTTTGTCGGTATAACGCCAAGTAGTGGTATCGTCACATAAAATAACTCCACCTACACGTAGTATTTTCCAAGCTAATACCAAGTCTGTTAATACTTCGCTTGCTTTGTGATCTCCGTCAATATATATAAACTCTGCGTTGACGTTGTTATTAATCAAATCAATTAGTCCATCTGTACTATGTTTTTGTATATAAGTTACATTGTTATTTTTATTGAACCCAAGATTATCTAAGAAGTTTTGTTTTACAATATTAAAATCCTCGCTCATATCATTACTACCAATATGCGGGTCTATTGCATATATTTTCAGGTTAGGATTATACGGTGTAAGTTGGTCACTCATCCAAAATGTTGTAGAGCCTTCAAACACACCAATTTCTACAATTGTATTTGGTACTCCGTATGTGTTTACTAAGTGACCAACATTAGTCATTGCACCCTTACCACAATTAAAATCCATGCTAAATTTGTACATTATTGCTTTCTATATATAACTATATTCTTCTCAGGATTGATATAGGGTGTTTCTTTTACTTTAGTTAAGAGTTTCTCTATTGCAGTAAACACATTGAAGTAGTCATTATCCCAGATAACAAAGCCCTTAGAGTCTACATCACTGGGTATGAATCTGTTATCTTCATTTATTAAAACTAAGTAACCGTTTGGTTTTAGCGTATTGACTATCTTTTCTATCTCTTGTTGTGGGTTCTCTACGTGTTGTAATACAAATACCGCTAAACATACATCTACTGAATTTTCATCGGGTAGTTGTGATATTATTTTAAACTTCCTTGGGTTAGAAACATATAGGGTAGCAAAAGTTTTCATACTTTCACTGATATCAAAACCCAATACAGAGCAATCAAACTTAGTAATTAGTTCTTTACTAACACGACCCATACCACAACCAAAGTCTAATACAGTTGATTGATTAGTAATAATGTTTTCATTATATATTGTATCAACTAAGAAATGTGTTTCTTTGTGGAACTTTTCTGGTTTATCAGATTCAAAGCTGAGAACCACATTCATTGCCTGAGTGATTGTGGTTACATCAAATGCTTCTTTAACATATCTCATGTTTTAAGTTTATCGTTACGTTCCGTAGTTCTACCGGTTAATGGTCTAGCTAGAATTGTAGTGTCAGTAGTTACGTTTATGTTTTTATCATAAGCGAACATACCTTGATGTGTAATATTAAACAAGTCTGCTCTCATCATAATATCTAACGGAGCACATATACCCATTTTTAATACGTGCGAGATTAAGTTCTTTGCCATTAATGGGTCTAATGCATATGCGTGGGCACGACAGATAAACAGATAATTAGGTCCTTCACTAGCGTGAGGTGGTATAGTTGGATGTATTTTCCATCCTTGCTCTGCCCACTCAGCACCGCCTAGGTAACATATTGAGTTAACTGAATCATATGAAGTAAACTTCTTAGTCATAATGCTATCGTGTTCTAAGATAACAATAGGCTTATCAATCTTGGCGCAATGAACCCACAGGCTGATGTGACTTAATGCACAAGCAACTTCACCTCTAGTTAAGTAATGGTCTGTAATCTTTAGCATTTTGATTACTGAATCACCTACGCTGTGGTCAGGTACTGTAATTTCAGAGCCAATGCCGTTGAAGGCATCCCATACTTTATATTGCATACCTACATTCATACAACTGAGTTGGCATCGTTTAGAATACCGTTCAGATGATTCATTACCTTTTACAGTAATGATGTAAGCGTGTTCTACTTCAAAATCACGTTTATAGAATAAATTAAGATTTGTGTCCATCTAATGCCCGTTTAAATTCACTGTAGTCAATACGACCAGGTTTGTGTACTTGAATTAACATTCTAGTTGATAATGCTACATTATTCAAGTGATTTAGGGCATGAGTAAGTTCTTCTTGCGTTATTTTGCCATTAGATAGACGTTGTTGATATGGATCAGTATACTCAAACTGAGTATCACATACTTCGATATCAATATCTTCTTCAAATGCTAGTAATGAATCACTTTCACCTTTATTTGCTTTTTCAAACATATGACGTTTGTTAAACAAGTTAAACATAGCAACAGTAATCAATCGTTTATGTGTTGGGTCATCTAATGCAGTATCACAGCGCCAATGTGGAGTTTGTATTTCCCAAACAGCACCATTCTCACTTACACGATATAGTTCTTTAATAACATCAATGAAGTCTCTACCAGTTTCTCCTAGATGTTCTAATATATCTTTAGCTACAACGTGTGAGTATTCGTTGTCTTTCCATGGCCAAGGTAGAACACTTAAATCAACCTGTTCATCGGCATCAATGAATGGTGATTTATCAACGTTAACAAATCCATCAAATTTCTTAAAGCCACAACCCAAGTTAAGTTTCTTAGTGACACGATCCTCATTTGGTTGATCGATATGTTTTAAGTTGAAACGTGCTTCTAGTGCAGTGTAAAGACTTTGGAATGTTGGGTCCCATTTCTTTGGATCTGTTTGTCTAAAGATTTGTACACATTTGTAGTATGGGCTTGTGTTAGCATCAGGTGAGCCTGGTGTCCACGTATGATACGGGAGTATAGGAACGATGACCCATGTTTCTTTACCCATTGCGGCTGCTAAGTGTGCTACACTTGTACAAGATGAGATAACGATATCCATATTAGCAATAGCTGCCATTGTATCTTCCCAGCTTAACAAGAAGTGTTGCAAGTCAGTTACATTTTCAGGTAGTTGAATAATGTTATGATCCTTTTGCAAACTATATACCTGTAGTTCATCATATTTTGCTAAGTTAGTGATAAAGTTCTCTGGAAACTTTCTAAATTGTTGATGTTCAAATTTAGGATTGCCTGCCCAACGAATACCAACTTTAATTTTTTCGCTGTTGACGAATGTTTTCCAAATTTCAATACTATCAGCTTTAGCAGTTAGATAAGGATCGTTTGGAAAGTTTGAGAATTCGTGACCAGCTACCCATCCGGCACTAAATCCAGGAACCCAATAATCATGAGGTACAGTATGTGATTGATTTCGTAGTATAACTTTATCTACACCTTCAATACGTTCAAATACTGATACTAGTTCAGGTGCACAAGCGATGTATACTGATTTTGCACCTTGTTTTTTAAAGCTAGTAGCAAAACGTGCGTGAATGATTTCATCTCCGTACCCACCTTCTAGTGATACAATAATAGATTTATCGTTGATAGAATGTTTTTCTGGGTTAAAAATAGGTGCATCTGTTTTAAGAGGAGGGCTACCGTATACATTTAAGAAGCGACCATTCTCTAATAGTTGACAGCCTTTTCTATAGTCACCGTCTTGAATCATAAACCAACCACGGTTAAAGCAATGACGCATCCAAATATCTTCTGTATTTTGTCCTTTAGCGTCTACTATTTTTTCAGGGCCTATGTTTTCTAATTTATCTGATAATATTCTGGCTTCTAGATGTTTACCTTCTAATTGAAGCTTGAGCATCATATCTATTTCGTGCATATTTTCTCCGTTATGTGTTGTGTTGGTTTTTTGTATATAAAACTGTAAAGTTATTTATATACAAAAAACGAAATTAATTAATTTTTACTTAGTAAACCCGAAGTGATTAAAGCCATTTGATACGGTCACTGCAGAGTAACCAACCGACGTAATTGCCGGTATTAATGGGCGATTGTCGTTGAATCCCCATTCGTATAATACATTGTTAGGATCTATGACAAAAGTACTATTAAAATTCGCAGATACCTGTGTCCAAGATGATGTACCAATTTGTGTAGGCACACTATACATATTAGGAGGAGTATATGCTTGATTAGTGCCTAATTGAACTGGGCTGGATTTAGAGATCCTATCATTTAGACCAAGTTGACCACTAGTATTAAGACCCCAAACATAAAGTTTGTTATCATTGCGAGTAGCCATCGATGAATTTATATTGGATCCACCTTTATTTAAATTAGTATATATAGAAGTACCAAGTTGTACCGGAGCTGATCTAGATAGAATGTCTAATAATCCTAATTGACCATTAGCATTATTACCCCAAGTAAACAAATAGCCATCACTACGTATAGCAAATTGACTTGCACCAGTTGTTGAAGTGATAGTCCAAGAATCGGTTGCTGTGGGCAAGAATATTGGACTTAATGCAGATGTTACTGAATTAATTCCCAATTCACCATTGGTATTAGTTCCCCAAGTATATAAACCATATAACTGATCTAATCCAATAGTAAATAGACCACCAGCTGAGACCATAGCCCATGAACTTGTACCAATTTGTATTGGGCTTGATTTTGAAATTATTGTACTATCCCCTAATTGACCACTAGTACCTAATCCCCATGTAAATAATAAGTTATCGCTACGTACACCAGCCATATAGTTTACACCAGAACTAACAGATGTCCAACTAATAGTGCCTAGTTGTACCGGACTACTTCTTAGTATCACATCGTTTGTTCCTAGTTGTCCGCTAGCATTATTTCCCCAAACATATAATAGTCCATCACTAGTAATGGCTGCTGTTGCAACACTACCGGCTGAAATAATACTCCAGCTATTTGTACCTATTTGCACAGGACTACTTCTGCTTAATATAGCATTGTCACCTATTTGACCATTAGTACCAAGTCCCCACATAAATAGTGCACCATCACTACGTATTGCACCACGTGATGTATTTTTAGAAATACTTGTCCAAACAGTACCAACGCCAATTTGTACTGGACTACTACGAGAGACTGTATCATTTTGTGCTAATTCACCGTTTGTATTAATACCCCAAGCCCATAGTTTATTAGTAGCATCAAGAGCCATAAAGTTTGCAAGACCTGTTGATGAAGATACGGTGGTCCAACTACTTGTACCAACTTGTACTGGACTACTACGATGTACTAAATTATTTGATGCTAGTTGTCCTGATGCGTTATCACCCCAAGTAAACAATCCACCGTCAATACGAATAGCGACGGTTGATGTAGTAAATAAACCAACAGCAGTCCAAGAGCTTGTGCCAATTTGTACTGGACTGCTACGAGATATTGTATCATTTAGACCTAGTTGTCCACTAGTACCTAAACCCCACATAAACAATGCACCGTCACTACGAATGGCAGCACTAGTAGACAGTCCAGTTGATATTGTATTCCAGCTTAAGGCTGCAGGTTTGCTTGTAGTAGTCAAGTATGTCTGTTGTATCTCTGCACTTGTGAATGAATTTACTTGTACTGGACTAGACCTATTAGCAATGGATCTATCTCCTAATTGTCCACTAGCATTACCGCCCCAAACATATAATAAATTATTTGTATTAATTGCAGAAGTTGAGCTTTGTCCAGCACTTACTATATTCCAGCTTGTACCAACTTGAACTGGACTACTGCGGGATAATACTGTAGTATCTCCAAGTTGTCCTGTAGTATTAATACCCCAAGTAAACAATCTATTATCAGATGTAATTCCACCCACAAAAGTTACGCCTGCACTTATTTGTGCCCAACTACTTGCGCCAATTTGTACCGGAGCAGATCGAGATATGATAGTAGTATCACCTATTTGACCACTAGCGTTAAGACCCCAAGCAAATAACAAGTTATCAATACGTATACCATATGATGTAGTTCCACCTGAGCTTACTGCATTCCATGACTCATTTATTGATCGGATAAATACTGGACTACTTCTGGCTCCAAGAGATTCACTTAATCCAAGCTGTCCATTATTATTTTGTCCCCAAATGAAAAGTTGATTATCAGTATAAGTCAACGCCATAGTTACTCCAGGAGACGTGCCTATACTAACCTGTGACCAACTGCTTGTACCAATTTGTACTGGACTACTACGAGGTAATATTGTATTGTCTCCTAGTTGACCATTAGTATTAATACCCCAAGACCAAAGAGTGTTGTCAAGACGTAAGGCAGTGGTTGTAGCAAATCCAGTTGATATAACAGACCAACTGCTTGTACCAATTTGTACTGGACTACTACGAGGTAATATTGTATTGTCTCCTAGTTGACCATTAGCATTAATACCCCAAGACCACAGTGTAGAGTTAGTTCGGATAGCCATAGCATACGACAGTCCGGCTGACACACTAGACCAACTGCTTGTACCTATTTGTACTGGACTACTGCGTGGCACGATAGTAGTTGATCCTAATTGTCCACTAGTATTATCTCCCCAGGAGAAAAGAGCACCATCCAAACGTATAGCATATACACTTACATCTCCGGCACTAACCTTTGTCCAACTACTTGTACCAACTTGTACAGGACTACTACGATGTAGTATAGTGCCATCACCTAATTGTCCGGCGTTATTATTACCCCAAGTAAACAATGCACCATCACTACGTATTGCACCAACACAAGCCAGAGTACTTACAAGAGTTCCTGTTGCAACACTTCCTGAAACTATAGTCCAGCTACTTGTACCAACTTGTACAGGACTACTGCGATGTACTAAGTCATTTTGACCTAATTGTCCTATTGTATTTAATCCCCATGACCACAACGTATTATCATTACGGATTGCATACATTGCATTATTGCCTATTGATATCTGAGACCAGCTAGTTGTACCCAATTGTATTGGACTATTTGTATTAACAGTCGAATTTTGTCCTAGCTGTCCAAATGAATTAATTCCCCAAGTAAACAATGCTCCGTCACTACGTATTGCCGCTGAACTCCCAATAGACCCACCTGCATT